AGATACGGTTGTCGGATTATGGCGTAGCACCGCAGCAATCACTTCAATAACAATCAACACGGGAACTGCCAATGATTTCAACGCAGGATCGGTTTTCACTCTCTACGGAATCAAGGCGGCATAATGGCTAAAACATACGTCAAAATCGCCAGCGTTACCGTCGGGGCAGGTGGGGCGGCTTCAATTGAATTCACCAGCATTCCAGGCACCTACGATGATCTAGTCATCAAAATATCCTCACGATCTACAACTAATTTGGGCGGCGTTTGGACGGGAGTAAATGTTCGCCTCAATGGTTCAACTACGTCACTTACAAGCCGGCAACTTTATGGAACGGGATCGGCAGCCGGTTCAGCCGCGACCGCCACGGACAACTTTTGGACAACTTCAAGCGCGGCAACCGCAAGCACTTTCGACAATTCAGAGATTTACATTCCTAACTATGCCGGATCGACTAACAAAAGTTTTAGCGCGGATTCAGTAACAGAGAATAACGCTACGGCTGCGCTTGCTGCCCTGACCGCTAATCTTTGGTCGAACACCAATGCAGTTACTTCGATTACTTTGGTGGAAGCAGGTAACTCGTTTGCTCAACATTCAACCGCAGTTCTTTACGGCATCAAGAAATCATAAGGAGACACCATGACCACGAAGATCATCGTTGATTGCTCGACCGGAGTGGTCGAGGAAGTCGAACTGACCGAGGATGAACTAGCGCAACGCGAGGCTGACCGGATTGCTTTTGAGGCAGCCGAGGCAGCACGCGAAGCAGAAGCCGCAGAGAAGGCAACTCGACGCGCTGAAATCCTGGAACGTCTTGGATTGACGGAAGATGAAGCAAAACTCATCCTCGGCTAAGCCCTGGCTATGCCATGCAGGAAGGCAGATGCGTGAACAAATTGACGATAGTTTTCCTGAGCGCGACCGTCGTAGTGACGGTTGGGTGGCTGATGCTCGCCATGATTCGAAGTCTGATCACGCTCCTCGAAGAAACGGAGTCGTTAGAGCTATAGACATCGATGCGAATCTAGACGACACGAATACGTCGCTCTACCTCGCAGACCAAATCCGGCGTCATGCTCGCAAGGATAAGCGCATCAAATACGTCATACACGCCGGTAAAATTGCCTCGGGAATCGGGTTATGGAAATGGCGACCATATAAGGGTGTAAACCCTCATCACTCCCATATCCATGTCTCATTCAGCGCAAAGGGTGATCGAGACGGATCATTCTTTGATATTCCTTTGATTGGATAACCGTGACCGACTACATGAAGCATCCCATCGTTCTCGCCGCAGGTGCGTTCCTCGCAGCCTGGGCAGCGACTAACTTCGAGCTCGACTACCGAGCCGTCCTTTGGGCGGTCGTTTCCGGTGTCTTTGGATACGCGAAGCCATATAAGAAGTGAGTTCCCAGGAATGGGTCGCGTTGATCGCTGGCGTGATGGCGATTCTGACCGGCTTTATTGCAGCGTTACGATGGACGGTTCGTCAGTTCGTCCTCGAAATTGGCAGTCAGTTGTTTCAACGGATGGATCGCATCGAAGCTGAGATCGGCGTGTTGACCGAACGTCAGTCAGACATATATGCGACCATTATGACCGAAAGGGGTTCGCATGGCTCGGAAAAAAACAAAGGCGCAAAAGCTCGCAAGCCTGCGCGCAAAGGAAAGAGCCGCTAAGCGAACGAAACCCATCACGAAGTTAGACGCTTATTTCATTCAGCTTCACGAAATGGCTGAGTCGATGAAAGCGGCTGGATTCGACGACGCAACCGTCCAGGGTTGGATTGTTGATCGACCTTTGCCCGATTGGGCTATCGAAAACCCAGATCACTTTGATGATGACGACGAGGAAGAAGAAGATTATTAGGCGAACCGTTGTAATCAGCGATCTCCAAGTTCCTTATCATGACTCAAAAGCCGTCCGAAACGTCGCAGCCTTCATCAAGCGATGGAAACCCGACCGAGTCGCAACTGTCGGCGATGAAATTGACCTCCCTCAGCTCTCCCGATGGGAACGTGGCTTGGCAGGGGAATTCGCTGGCACACTCGATCGCGACCGCCGGATTACTCAGGAGGTTCTTTTCGACCTTCGAGTGACCGATATGGTGCGCTCAAATCACACCGATCGGCTCTATAACTCCATCAAGACCAGGCTTCCAGCCTTAGCAGCCTTGCCCGAATTGCAGTTCGAGAATTGGCTAGGGCTTCCCGAGCTAGGCATCAAATTCCACCGCGATCCTATGCCGATCGCTAAGGGTTGGATCGTGCTGCATGGGGATGAGGGGCAGGTATCCCAGAAGGGTGGTCAAACGGCTCTAGGATTGGCTCTAAGGCATGGAAAATCGGTGGTTTGCGGTCATACCCATAGGGCAGGACTTTCGGGGCTTACGATGGCTTCTGGGGGCGTTTTAGGGGGTATTCTCTGGGGGCTTGAGGTCGGAAACCTGATGAATTTCAAGGACGCCAAGTATCTCAAAGGTGGAGCCGGTAATTGGCAGCAGGGTTTTGGGCTGATTTACGAATCCAGGGGAAAGGTGACGCCGGTGTTCGTGCCAATCGAGAAGGACGGCTCATTCATGGTCGAGGGTAAGGTCTATGGTTGAACCCTGGGTGGACATTCACCGCACAATTGACGACCATATTGACGACTTCGATGCGGCTACAGATTTCGTTATGAAATCGTTATCAACGACACGCCGATAGCCGGTTGCCGATTGGCTGGACAGGCGTAGATTTCCTCATGTCGGAAAGCCCGACACAGAAAGGAAATCATGACCGGATCGAGCCTAGTTCGAATCAATTCAGGTTTTTACGTTTCAATGGATAACGAGTATTCGATTCAGTATTTTTCTTCATTTCGAAATAGTGGTCGCGGCTGGGTTATCTCAAAGCGTGGAGTCAATGGATACCGTTCCGCAGTTGATCACGCACCGTCCTTCGATGAGGCGCAAGCACGTTATTTCGAGCTGGTGGCGGCATGACCGCTATCAGTTTCGACCCATTAGCCATTTATTACATCATCGCACTCATAGCAATTCCGATCCTGGGGTTGCTTTACACCGCACTCACCGAAAACTTCTATTGGAAAGGGTTCAAGGATGGAAAGCGACTCGCCGAAAACAATCGCAGCGCGGGAAATACTAAGGGAATCTGATGCAATCCGAAGCGATCGAGGTGCGGTCTATGGTCACCCGTGGACTAACCATTTACGAATTTCGAAGCTTTGGTCGGCATATTTGGATATTCCGATCACGCCAGATCAGGTCGCGGTATGTATGGCATTACTCAAAGTGTCTCGACTTGCTGAAACGCCAGGTCATCGAGGACGTGACGGATACGTGGACGGTTGTGCCTATCTCGCACTTGCTGCCGAACTATCAACTACCGACCCAACTGAGTTTGATGCCTATTAGAGCGAACCACGACACCAAGATTTGGTGCGACATTTGCAAAATACGCTATGGGAAGGTCGGTGCGGAATGGCACACTCGGGCTATGACGCCAGCTCGCTGGATCGTCATCAGCGAGACAAATGAGAGACGTGGACGGACTAAGGCTTATTGCCAGCCATGCGCAAACGATTGCCAGGTTGACGGTCAGGGCAAGGTCTGGACGTTTCGTGAACAATTGGACTATGCGTTAGGAAAGGAATCAATCGATGGGATGGAATCTGAATGACTACGAACCGGTCGAAGATCGGCTCCGGGCTTGGTGGGAAGGTCATCCGCTGGGTCGCATTGAAACGAAGCTATTATCACACGAAGGAAATCGCTTTATCGTCGCTGCTTATCTTTATCGAACGGACGAGGACGCGTCCTTCTACGCCTCAGGCATGGCAGAAGAGACTGTTACTGATCGAGGGGTCAATTCTACTTCGGCTTTGGAAAACGCAGAAACGTCTGCTATTGGTAGGGCTTTGGCTAACGCTGGATACGCTGCAAAGGGAAAACGACCATCGCGTGAGGAAATGGCAAAGGTCGCAAAAGGAGACACACCGCTAGTCCAAAGACCATTCAAGCCGGTAGTCGAAGAAGAAAAGCCGGTGGCAAACGAACCGCAGACCGTCGTTTGGGATGACGCCGAAGTAAAAGCATTTGAAGATACCGGCACATTCATCGCTGATCTCCAGGCTCAGCTAGGCGCATCCATTGAAGGTTTCAAATGCGCGCATGGCGACATGCTACGCAAAGAAGGAACGTCAAAGGCTGGTAAGCCTTACTGCGGTTATGTCTGCGGATCACCTCGCAAGGCTGATCAATGCGAGCCTAAGTGGGCGAAAATGGTAGGCGGCAAATGGGTCTTTGAGGGTCGAGCTAATGACTAACATCGACCGGACAGGCGAACCTAACCTCAGACCGGTGAAATGTGATTGGTGCGGTATCGATCTCGTTAGCTATTCCGGTTTTCGGGTGCAAATGCATGAGGAAGATCCATTCGACTATAACTGGGCGTGCGTAGTCCATTACGAATCGGCATGGTGATGAGTAGGAGGCAACGTGGTCGAGAGTCTGAAAAGGTGGTGGCTGATTACCTCGTTAGGCAGGGGTTCCACACCGCTCATGTTACGTCTATGGCGGCTTCTGGCTCTGATGTCTTGGGGATTCCTAACCTGGATATTGAGGTCAAGGCTCGAGCCGGACTACCAATTAGCGAGACTATGGCTCAGCTCAAAAGAAGGCGACGCGAGACAGGGTTAGGCGTGGGCGTGCTTCGCATGAATGGGCAAGGTGAGAAAGCGATCGGCGATTGGGTCGCCATCCTGACGTTCGATGATCTCATCCACCTATTGAAGGCGGCAGGTTATGGAGCGCGATAAGAGGGTTCAGCGTTGCTTGGCTTGTGGGAAATGGGTTTACATGAGGGAGCTTTGCGAAGATTGCTATCCAAAGGACAAGGCAGCATGAAAACGACACGCCGTCTGACCTGCGGTTATGTGAATGGACTTGACGACCGTGCTACGCTTAGCCTGCCAGCCGGCGGAGTCGGAGCTCGAGCCGGGGCAGTAGCGACCGGGCGAGCTCTATTTATCACGCTTCTGGCGTTTATAAATCTTTTATCTGTTAGCCAGCCTAATTCTTATGCTTGGAAAAACCATTCAATGAATTTGAAGCTTTATGCTCATAACCAGATAAAAGATTGGACTGAGTTCGAGTGCTATGTGGAGCTCATACATAGGGAGAGCACCTGGAATTACAAGGCTCGCAACGGTAGTCACTATGGCTTAGGTCAGATGCGCTCAACCTGGTATCGCGACCTATCACCTCGTAAGCAAATAAAGGCTCATCTAGATTACTTAGACCATCGCTATGAAGGGTCAGCGTGCAAGGCACTTAGACACCTGATTCGTAAGGGCTGGCACTAATGGCAAGCTATCTGAAGCGCAACGGCAGCACGAGTCAATGGCGCAGACTACGAAGCCAGATACTGAAGCGTGACGGTTACATATGCTTCTATTGCGGTGGTGAAGCGACGACGGTGGATCACATAGTGCCGAGGTCGAAGCTCATCGATCAGAACGCAGACACGCCAGACAATCTTGTTGCTGCGTGTGCGAAATGTAATTATGCAAAGGGGGGTAGGTTTTTTGGTAGCGCACCGACACCATC